TGCTACACGCGAACGCTCATGGGCGCAAATTAAAGCCAAACAGGTCGAGAGTGATCTAGCGATCTACAATCAGTACATTTCTGCAATGTTGGAAAACTATTCGGAGGAGGACATCAATGAACTTCGTTCGGTTCTATTTGTTAGCAGCGACCCTGTTGTGGATGATGTATCTCTATACGGCAGCGCTCACGTTAACCATGTAGCTTCTGCTAACAACCTACAAGTGATTGAGACGTCGGATGCCCCTTAAACGCGGATCCTCTCGACAGACCATTTCCAAAAACATCAAAACGGAAATGAAGTCAGGAAAGCCTCGTAAGCAGGCTATCGCCATAGCTTTGTCTAAGGCTGGTAAATCAAAAAAGAAAAAGAAAGGTTAGCTTTGTGTCCATAGAACAAACACTATTAACATGGTGGCCCCAGCTTACAGCGCTTGCGGCGTTTGTGTTTTACCTTTCCAAGGTAAATGCGTCTCAAGACGAGCGGGTGGCTCAACTTGAAAAAAAGGTAGAGAACTTGTTTGTTCTTTGGAACAAGCACATGGATTGGCTTCTAAGCGGGAAGAAAGAGCCATGAAACCGGAAGACGTCCTGATCAAGCTAGAGCAGCACGAGAGTGAGTGTAATCTTAGATATCAGCGCATTGAAGAGCGTTTAGACGACCAGAAAGCTTCTTTAAGGGGTCTAGACTATAAGATTTGGGGCTTGGCAGGACTGATAATATTTGTGCCTTTTGCACAAAAGCTTATGGGCTGATATAGTAAGTTTTTGGAGCGTCTACATGAAACCGTCTAAGGGTAAAGCAAAGGTCAAAGTAACCTCTTCGGGCAAGAAGGTTAGTTACGGTCAGGCGGGTAAAGCCAAGGGCGGTGGTCCGCGTGTAAAGCCGGGCACATCTAAGGGTGACTCCTATTGCGCCAGATCCTTGGGCATTAAGAAACGTTTGTCCAAGAAAAAACAAAACGATCCAAACACACCCAACAATCTGAGCCGGAAGCGGTGGAAGTGTAAGGGAGCAAAAAGTGCCAAATAAAACAGCTACCCCTCGTGGCCTAACTTATTTTAAAAAGGGCGGCAAAGTTTCTGCGAAGTCTAAAGGCAGCAAGATTTGCCCGGAAGGCAAGGCTTGGGCGAAAAGAACTTTTGACACGTACCCGTCAGCTTACGCGAACTTGGCGGCTTCCAAGTATTGTAAAGACCCAAACTACGCCAAGAAGTCCAAAGGCGGTAAGCGAAAGGGCAAGTAGATGGGTGAGTTAAAGAAGTGGCTAGATGAGGACTGGGTTCGAATAGACAGCAGTGGCAACATTGCGGGCGAGTGCGGAACGTCTAAAAACAAGAAAAATCCCGACCGATGTCTGCCCCGGAAGAAAGCTCAAAGCCTTAGTAAGTCTGAAAGAGCTTCTACGGCGAAGAAGAAAAAACGCGAAGGCGGCAAAGGCAAGCAGGTTGTGTCTAACACACGGGCCGCTAAGGTACGTAAAATGGCAGAAGGTGGTGTTGTGGCAAGGGGCTGCGGGTCTATCCTTTCAAATCGCAGAAAAGTAACAAAAGGGTCTGTTTCCCGAGTTTAGGAAAAAGTAATGACAACATCTGGAAGCACCAACTTTGAGCTGAACGTAACAGACTATATCGAAGAGGCTTTCGAGCGTTGTGGCTTAGAACCTCGCACGGGCGACGACCTTAGGACGGCGAAGCGTTCTCTTAACCTTTTGTTAGCCGACTGGGCAAACCGTGGCTTAAACCAGTGGACAGTGAAACAGCGAACTTTTACGGTTGCCGCCAATGACGGTGACTATGCGCTAGACCCAGACATCATTGACATTCTTTCGCTGACGGTTCGCAGAAGCGGAACGGATTACAGCCTAGAAAGACTTAGCCGGTCGGACTTTCTGAACATACCGAATAAAACAACTTCGGGACGTCCTAGCCAGTTCTTTCTGGATCGTCAGATCACGCCAAACCTGAAGGTGTGGCCTGTGCCGGACAACAGCTCGGACGTAATTCTTTACGATGCGTTAACGCGGATACAGGACGCGGATACGTTCACAAACACAATGGATGTTCCTTTCCGGTTCTATCCATGCCTTGCGGCAGGTTTAGCCTACTACATTTCTATGAAAAAAGCGCCAGAACGGATACAGATCCTCAAGGCTGTTTACGAAGAAGAGTTCGAAAGAGCTGCGAGTGAGGACCGTGATCGGTCGTCTTTTAACATTAGTCCACACGCTGCGTATTACAGGTGATCTATGGGAAAGTTTGCAACAGGGAAAAAATCCTACGCGATCTCAGATAGATCGGGTCAACGCTATCCGTACCACGTCATGAAAGAAGAGTGGAACGGGTTGCTAGTTGGACCTGACGAATATGAGACCAAACACCCGCAGCTAGAGCCTCGAACTACCTCGACCGACCCTCAAGCTTTACAAAACCCCCGACCAGACAGAGTAGAGCCCTTGAAAGTTTTTGTGGGCGTTCCTTTGGTCGAGAACAATAATTTAAAACCTGCCACCGCTTATGGTTTTGCAGGAATAGTTACGGTGACAACGTCATGAGTTTTACATACGCACAGCTGAAGTCTGCGATACAGGATTATACGGAGAACACGGAAACGTCCTTCGTAAACAACCTGCCTATATTTATTCGGCAGGCCGAGGAGCGTATTTTAAAGAACGTTCAGCTAAGTCTTTTCCGTAAAAATGTGACGAGTACGTTTGCCCCCAGTAATCGGTTGTTTGCTGCACCTACTGATTTCCTAGCACCTTTTTCTTTGTCTTATGTTGACGCTAGCGGGGACCATCAGTTTCTAGAGTTTAAGGACCCCAGCTTTGTTCAGACATTCCACCCGAAACCCGCGACTACGGGCAGCCCTCGTTTCTACGCTGTTTTTGATATTGATAACTTTATTATCGGCCCAACCCCCGACAGCAACTACGCGACAGAGATACATTACTTCTACCGTCCGACAAGCCTGACGGCGGGTGCGGAAAGCGGCACTACGTGGCTGAGTGAGAACGCCGAGATCGCTATGCTCTACGGCAGCCTGATTGAAGCTTACACATACATGAAGGGTGAGTCGGACCTAACGGCCTTGTATGAAAAACGTTTTGGCGAAGCGCTTGTTGCTCTCAAGATGTTTGGCGAAGCCAAAGAAGTAAACGACGAGTTCATGACGGGTAAAGTTGTGAGGCAGAAACAGTAATGCAGGTAGAAGTCATAACAACAGATAGCAGGGGCTTCACCCCGGAAGAGCTGTCGGGCCGGTGTGCAAAGAAAATTGTTTCTGTTGCAGACACTGCCCCGCCGGCTATCCGTGATCAAGCATATGCGTTCCAGTCTGAGGTAGAGGCGACTGTAAACTTTTACATGCACGAAGCTGTTAGGAATGATAGGCTTACGGTATATAATGCTTTGTTGAGTGCGGGTCATCCAAAGCTCGCTGAGTTAGTAAAGGATCTGTAAACGTGGCAATTACCGGTAACGTACTCTGCACAAGTTTTAAAAAAGAGCTTCTATTTGGAGTTCATGACTTTGCTGCCAGTGGCGGTGATACCTTCAAGCTCGCTTTGTATACAAGCAGCGCAACTCTAAATGCGGAGACAACAGCCTATACAACTTCGGGTGAGGCTTCGGGGTCTGGGTACACAGCAGGTGGTTCAGCTCTTACTAACATAGACCCGTCAGCTGCGGGCGGTACGGGGTTCGCCGACTTCTCTGATCTTACATTCAGTTCGTCGTCGATCACGGCCCGTGGGGCTTTAATATATAACTCAACGCCAAACACAGCATCTATTGCGGTAACCAACCCGGCTTGTGCTGTATTAGATTTTGGTTCGGACAGGACCACCAGTAACGGTAACTTCACGATTGTTTTCCCGACGGCGGATGCAAACAGCGCGATCATTAGAATTGGATAGGGACTTACAAGATGGCTAGTACGTATACCACTAACTTAGGCATTGAAAAGATTGGTAATGGCGAGCAGTCAGGTACATGGGGTACTACGACCAACGTCAACTTTGACATTATCGACCAGTCGGTAAATGGGGTCCAAGTGATAACGTTGGCGGGTACCGGAAGCACGGGTACGCCTAACGATCTCCCGATTAACAGCGGTTCTACAAGCGCCGGACACAATAAGTACATTGAGTATACGGATGGTGGTGACTTAGGTGGAACGGCCTATGTGCGTCTAACACCTGAAACGGCAGAAAAGATTGTTCACGTTCGAAACAACCTTTCGGGAAACCGTAGCATTATTGCGTTTCAGGGCACGTATAATTCGGCTCGGGATTTTGAGATACCTAACGGGTCTGATGTTGTTCTTAAGTTTGATGGTGGTGGTAACAGCGCAGCGACGGTAACGGATGTTTTTGCGGATCTGACGGTAACCAAAGTCACGGCCACCACGGTTGACATCAACGGGGGCGCTATTGATGGTGCTACCATTGGCGCTAACTCGGCTGCGGCGG